TCATTCATAGCATCTAAACGGACATTAGAGATAGCATCTAACATTTCTTGGTATTCTTCTAATTTGTTCATATTGTATTTCCTAAAAAGTAAGACTAATTATAACTTAGTTTGTTCTCAATGTCAACCTTTATTTTACTTTTTATTTTCAAAGAATTGATCTAAGTTCAACTTCTCACCAAATGAGTAATCATAAGTCAATGCATCTGCACAAACAATATTTTTCTCTACAATAGTTCTAAACTCTTCGTGACCACATAACAACCTATCCCTAGTTACCAATACGTTATCTAGCATCAAGTCAACACCATATGTAGTTTGTAGAGACTGCTCAAGAGAACTACCATTTTCAATCTTCCTGATTATAACTTCCCCAAGGAACTGACCATCACCACAACTTGGATCTAGGAATGTCCTCATAGTATCAGTAAACTTTTCAATTGGGATTTTATCAAGAATCTCTCTGACCAAAGGTGTCGGGGTAAACACCTCACCAGTTGACTTGACTCTAGATTTCTCACGGGCAACACCAGACATGTATTCACGATCACGGATATGCTTTATTACATTTTCTATCATATGGGGTTCCTTATTTTCCTTCGATTAGATTTATTTCTTCCTCAGTTAATCCGAACTCAGCATAGATTTCTTCGTCAGTCCACTCTCTATTTACATCTAGAACGGGTATAGTATGTTGTCTTTGAGCAATAAGGAATACAAGTTTTGTATTCCTATAATTTTCGCCAATGTATTGAAATAATTTCGATGTATTCCATAGATCTCTAATCTTGGTCAGTTCTTCTACACCACCTGTGATGTAAAAATAAGCAGGGGAAACTTCTTCTGTTGTTATCAGCAAGTTCTTGTCGGATACACAGAACTTCTTGTAGTTGTTCATACAAAGTTTCAACGAGTTATCGATCACCTTGCTAGAATACATAACCTCGTGTGCTTTACTATTCCATATAACAGGGATAGGGTGGGATTCTGATTGTATAGAAACAACGTCAGACTTCCTTCTACCTTGCCTCTTTATGGTGTATCTAGAGTGATCGCTATTGATAAACTTGCTGACGATACTATCTCGAGTCGTTGATTCTAACATCATACCAGCTGTATATTGTACAACCTTTGTTTCGCCAGATGCCATCACGAACGTTGTAGGATCCTTAGATATCGTGTTTTTCAATCTCCAAGAACATATCTTCACCCCAACATTGAAATGCTTATCGGTGGTTTCATCGTAACTGATAAATGCTTTTTGCTCGAGTATCTTTTGAAGTTTATTAGTGGTCTTGTTTACGATCTTGTTTGACAACGATCCTTGCACGATAGTCCGAGGGCATATAAACATTATCTCACCACCATCTACCAACAATTCTTCGATACATTTGATCGCAATGACATTCCATAACTTTATGTTATCTGATGCTCCTTGATACGGTGGATTTCCTACTATAACGTCAAATTGCATATGATCTAGTTCTCCTTCTAATAACTGTTGTACTGTATATAGTGTCGCTTGAGGCATGTAGTCGCCCATGATTAAATCTGCTTCCTTTGCCACCACCACAATCAGATTTGACTTATCTTTGTATTCATTGTATTTCTGTTGTAACTCACTTAGAAACACTTGGCCACGGTAAATCAACATCACATTTTTCATAATATAGGTCTCTCTCTGTTGGATTATTTATTTTATATAGATATTATACTATAGAATATCCTATAAGTCAACCTTTGTTTTAATCTTCAAGACCTAAGAAAATCTGTATTTTTCTAAGTGTCACAACTTCGTTTTGTGATTCTGCATCTTGGAAGATACGATCAACAACCTTTTTATATGCTTCATTTTCCAAATTTCTTTCAAACACTTCTTTATCAAGACGAGTGTGTTTTTTCCAAGATTCATTACTCACTGTATCAATCATATCCAATGAGACAATATTGAAATATTTTTTACATAACACTGGAAGAACTTCAAGAATAATTCTCATTGTTTTGATATATTCTAATCTTTGTTTATCAGACAACACAACTTCTTTCTTTTTATCGTCTTCCTTTTTTCCTTCTGAGATTTTTGATTCTGGTTTAGTCAAATCAGATTTGGTGATTGCTTTCGATTGTCTTGTAGATTTACCAATCGATATATCTATTTCAATGTCAGCATCCCATAATTTGGCATTGATATAACCTTCTTGTCTTGTCACTTCCATCAAACCATCGATCAGTTCGTTTATATCCAAAGTAAGTTTTTCTGTTGGTCCTTTTTCATTCAGAACGAATGCATTGAAGGTATTGAAATCCTGCCAGAAACGATGACCCTTTGAGATCAAATTATCATTGCTAGAATTTTCTACATTATCGTTTTCGATAAGGAACATATCTTCAGCAAGACCGATACGCTCAAAACTGGCACGGATAATGTTAGCAGAATCCTTTCCTTCTTTCCATGTCAAACAACGACTCATCTTTTGGTAATCAGCAGAGGATATAGCACCGTCTTTGAAAATAACAACACGATCAATCTCAGGGATACTGAACGATCTACTTGCCATTTGGCGGCTGAAGATAACCAATTTACGAGTATCGTTCGACTTGATCATTTCTTTCAATACTTTATTCACATGACGTTCAGCATCATTATTTGAAGTTTCTTTAGACGTAAGCAACATTGTTTTGATAGTGGATGAACGTGTATCACTATAATGTTCAACGAACTGGTCAAGGTGTGTATTGTTTTCTGTATTGATAAAGATCATAGTTGCTTCATTATCAGTCAGATCTAGTTTACAGTTCTTGCCAACGAACTGGTCTACATAGTCTGCTAGATTGCTATGGTGATCAGCATCGGCGAACGATTGTGTGATATTTAATTTCTTTTCATCAGCAGACATTACTAATTGGATGTCTGTAAATTTGCGATGAACGACCATTTCACCCTTAGCCATTTCAATCATATCTGTATAGTTCATATGCCCAAAAAATGTATTTTCTTCGGTGCTTTCTTTACGGATAATCTTGTTTCCTTTGTTGATGTTTGTTCCAGACATTACAACGATTTTGACGATGTTACATTTCTCTTGGATGGCTTTGTGTTTAGCACGACTGTTCTCAGTATGAGCACCCATATCAGCCTCGTCAGTAACAAGGATAACATTGTGATGGCTTTGGATTTTTGAACTAAGATTCGTCAATACCGAGTCATCACCTTGGTATAAAGTCGCTTCAACAATCTCGAAATCATATCCAACATTTTTATAAGAACTTATGAAAGAAGCGTCACTGCCTTTGCTTTTTGAAGAAATTACCAACACAAGGTTATCATACTTTTTTGTTAGTTCTTGGGCATATTCTAGCATCAAATATGTTTTACCGAATCTAGGGCATAGACTCAACAAGTTGTAATACTTATCAGATGATAACATTTTAGATAGAATGGTTCTTTGTGGTAATCTAAGACTGATAACTCTTCTTGCTTTTTTGCCTAGAAGAGAATTAATTGCTTTGTTTTTTGCATCATTTAAACGAGTCTCAAGAGCAGCAAGAAAATCTTTATTTTCAAGCAGACTATCTTCATAAGGCAGATCCAGACTTTCAACAATGTCTTCGATACGAACCCAAGTCCACTCTCCGCGTTTACGGTCTTTTCTTGTATATGCTTCAAAGTTGGGGTATTCGTGAATAACATTACGAATCTTATCGTCAAGTTTTACATCACTGTTGTTATCAACAGATATTTCACTAACAATAATAAGAGTCGAAGTGGTAGACGAAATATCTTGATCTTTTACTCGACCTTTGGTGTCTATTAATGTTTGACCATTCTTTACTTTCAACCATCCTGGTTTTTGCTTTTCAGAATAAGCAAATTCAGTTTCACAAGTGTAAGCATATTGGTAGTTTATTTTATTTGTTTTCATAATATATTTCCAAAGTTTCTCAAAAGTATGACTCATTATCCCATGTATCGACTTCCATGTCAACGACTATTTTCATTTATTTTACAAGGACTCTGTAGTGTAGACATTGAACTTCACCTTCTGCCATTATGGTCCTTACAGTGACTTGACGATCCTCACATTGGATGTATCCATTGATGTTTCCATCACTAGCAATAAACAAGTAAGAACCATCAACAACCTTACCACCTTTCTTTTCGACCCTGAAGATAAGTTTTTCTTTCTTTTTCTCAACTTCTTTATCAAGGAAGTCACTAAGGTTGAATGGGTGTCTTGGGTTGTTATGTTTGTAGATAATATCTACGGTTGCTGCTGTCATAGACTGTCTGTGTCTTTTGTAGTTTTCTTGTGCTTCTACATAGTCGGCAGGTCGTATGTCTTCTGGTTCGCTCATTCGTCTGGTAAATAACTTATATTTTTTCATCAAGTCGTCACGTATAGTTCGTAAACGGTTATCTTCTTTTGCTGTTGCTATGTAATAATCGGTGGTCTTTTCCTTCCATGTTGCTAAGAAGGTATCTAATGCGTCTGTTGGGTTATTCATAATATATTTCCAAAGTTTCTCAAAAGTATGACTCATTATCCCATGTATCGACTTCCTTGTCAACACTTATTTTCATTTTATTTTCAAATGCAAGGTTTTAAGGGATTCAAAGGTTTCGTCTCCATCCAGATAGTGTGCCTCAAATTCAGCATCGGCTCTATCGATAGCAATCACGGTATTACGCACCTTTCTCTCGGCAACACGATGTAACAAAGGATCCGCAACATCATTTAAACGAGCAGTGACTTGGCGGCTTCCAAAATGGCGAACACATTTAGCAATATCTTTAAGATGCCCCCCACTCAACACGCTAACGATGAACGCTTTTGAAGGCATATTACGATTACTCCAATCATAAGGCTTTGCCATGCCCAATAACTCGGACAACGATGTGTCACCTGCTTCAGTAGGGGTTGGATAGAACTCGTGCTCTTCTTTATCTTCAGGCTTTCTATAGCGCATTTATCCCCTCTTTCGTTATTCTAACTGAAATCCAATATATTGAACTCTAATTGCTGTCATTATGCGATATCCAACTGGATATCGAAGCCTAGCCATTTTCCGCATAGACCTGATGGAGAGACACCACCGCTATTTCTCATAGTTTCTAAAGAGTTTAATGCTGATCTGGCAGCATCATTGAAATTATCAAATGTGCCTAAGCCTTGGCGTATTTCTTTAGCAGTTGTATAGAATGATACATAATCTACGATAATTCTGATTTTAGTAGTTGCTTTCATGTTATTTCTCACTTTATTGATTTGATGAGTCTATTATACCAGAATCTGCGGGGATGTCAACACTTATTTACCATTTAGACATCTTCTGAGTGAAGTCAATTATCTTAGTTTGTACCTGTTCTTCTGTGAATCGTTGATGGACTTCACGCCAGTATTCTTCTCCTTCTGGTGAAGCATCCCACATAAAGGCACCACCTAAACCAACCACCCTATCTTCATCATCGTGGAACGCTTCGTCCGCGTTAGTCATGAACTTCAGGGTTAGGTCATTTCTGTCTAGGAATTCTAGTAGATCGTTGGGGATATTCATATATTATAGGTTAGTTCTGTGGTGGTGTATAGGTTGTGTGAATGGCATGAACCAATCTATCATGATCAAAACCAACCACTGAGATTTCTGTGAATGTTGTGTAATCGGTATCAGATTCTCCGAATATCAATGTCCGGTATAATGGGATATTATATTTGATATGATGAATTATATAAACACCATCAGACGCTTTGATCTTCAAATATGTCTCAAAATCGTTGGTAATCATTGATACTTTGAAATCGTGTGGCTTGTAATATGAGTATTCTCCATACTCCTCGTTTATTTTTTTAATGATATCCGTTTCAGTAATTCCTAGTTGTTCTGCTGATAGTTCAAACTCTTCGTTTTTGTAGTTCTTGATAATTATCTTCATGGTGTTATGTCCAGTCCGCTATCAGTAGTCCTAAACAATTTACCATCACCATAAAAGGCCTTCAATTTCTTACCATCCCAAGTATTAACAACACACGCGACAGAACGTCCATCCGATAAGTTTAATCCAATAGCCACAATGTAAGCATCAAATCCACATTTGGTTTTGTAGGTTTTGCCTACTATCAATTCACACATTTTCTTTCCTCTCTCTCTCTCAAAGTTATTTTTTATAAAAGATATGATTTTCTATTGTTGCAACATACTTTAATGAATTTCTCCATCTTGGTTTAACATTTTTTGTATGATACCACATAGCACCTTTTGAAATCTCGTTTTTTGCTATTATAATATAAAACTCATCTACATTTTTTCGTATAACATGTAATACCTTTTTATTCCTTGCTGGTTTCCATCCATTATTATACCAAGAGAATTGCTTAGGTTGCTTTATAACATCACATAGATTTGTTGGATAATTCTTAGACTTAGATCTATTATTAACCACATCCATTATCATAAACTGTCCAAGTGTAGATTCGGATCTACCTTCATGGTACACATTTAATGCCAGACAATCCTTTTCATTATCAGTAATAACACGAGCATTGCCTATCATCGGTATCAAACATAACACCAAAAATGCTATTAATTTTATATTCATAATATAATCTCAAAGTTATTTTTAAAGGTTTATGCGTTTAAGTATTAATGTGTATCCATCAACACCAGACATCAACCAGAAATATACAAGGGATGCTTCAATATTGTCTGATAAAGTCTTTTTGCAGTCTATATTACTGATCCATACTTTTGTCTCATAGAGGTTGTGTGCCATGTCAGGATCAGCAATCACCACGGTAAGGGTTTTTTTCTCGTGGGTTTCTATTGAATCGTAGGCAATACTAGAATCGGCAAGCCAGTCTGATATTTGTAATTTTAGTGTGTTTTTTGCAGTCATAATATATTTCCAAAGTTTCTCAAAAGTAAGACTAATTATACCTTGTATGGACTTCCTTGTCAACACTTATTTTAAATTATTTTTGTTTCACTAACTTCGATACTCAATGATATGATACTTTTCTTTACCATCTTGGTATGCTTGTATTGCATCTTCTTCATTGACAAAAAACCCCAAGTGCTTATTCACACCATCAACCATGATTCGTGCTTGCCATTTTTGACACTTTTTGTCCCAAGAATACCCCTTTGAATGCGTATTAAATGAATTCTCTTGCTTAGTAACGACTCTCAAGTTGTCAATGCGGTTATCATCTCTTATACCGTTTCTGTGGTCAATGAACATCTTTTCAGGAATGTTGCCGTTATGCATAATGTAAATCAATCTATGTACTCTATGACGTTTAAAGTCTGCGGTCACCAAGGTATATCCATAGATGTCAGTTGTGCCAGCCATAGCACCCTTCCTTGCTGTAGGGGACCTATTAGTTTTATTATACAACTTACCATCTCTGTATTCAAATAGTTCATTCAGTCTTTCTTGACTCGGATCACCTGTGGGAAGTGTCATCTCATTACCTCTAAATGATAGTTTTAGTCATTGGAAATATCTTTGTGATTGCTTTAGCACAAGCAAGAGCAACTTTTTGATGCTCTAATTGTGTCCCGTTAGCACATCTCAATTCGATATAATGTAACCAACTCCTGATCGTACCATTCATATACATTCTTGAAACTGTATTACCTTCAGGAAGAATTGCTCTTGCTTGTTCCTTGGCAATGCCATTACTAATTGCCCAATCATAATTCTCTTTAACTAAACGAATCAACTCCTTCTGTCTTCTATCCCATTCACCACACAACTCCCTATCTTCATTAGGAATAGAGTTTTGTCTATTCTTGGTGTCTTGTAATCGTGCATCACGAGTCACAAAAGCAAGATCAGTAGTAGGATCAGCATATCTCTGAGAAAACTCTTGGAATGAAAATGATCTGTGTCTAAGAATTTGTCGTGCAATATCTCTTGTAGTTTCAATCTCAATACAAGCAGATACCATCTCAAGTGGACTCCAATGCTTGTTCTTGATAAGATAGTTAATAAGTTTTTCTGAGGTTTCATTATTCATTTGATTAGATGGATTAGAAACTCTGGCACAGAATGCCACTAGATCTTGAATATCATTTAACCCAGAATCATCTACCGGTGTTGAATAACTAATTAATTTTACTCTCATACTTTAAACCCCTTGAAATCGTTCATTTTTTTATTTGCATAATTCGCTACTGGTGGTTCAGCAGGTGCTTGTCCCGAATCCATTATACCCTGTGCTGATTGCTCAACATCATATAACTTCATCTTTGCTTTATCTACCCCGACAATGAATCTCTTATTAAGATTAAGATCCGCATATCGGTTCTTCAATTGTTTCACTAGGATTTGATTTAATCCTTCTAGTTCTTCATTACTAATCAATGCAAACATTAAATCTGCTGTTGCTGGTAAACCAAATGATTCTGAAGTATCTGTAAGTTCTACATCAGAACTATTAAACCCTGAACGTGTAACCTGTGTTGCAGAGATAATAGGTACATTAAATTCTACCGCTAAACCTCGAATCTCTTCAGCAATTGATTTGATTAATGTATAAGAGTTAACAGAACCACCAATACCTTTCATTCTTGCCGAAGCACAAATATTAAGATAATCAATAAAAATGATATCAGGCATAAAGTTCTTTTTCAATTGCAACTCTTTTAATAAAGACCTGAAATGCCCAACATGAGCAGAACCAGTTGGATACTGTTTGATCTTCAACATACCTTGGGATTTCTTAGAGATGCTATTAATCTTACTAGTGAATGCTTCTTTTGATATATTCTTAATATCATCTAAGTCTGTATTCAAAAGGTTTGCATCAATACGTTCAGCAATCTTTTCTTCTGCCATTTCCATTGTAATATACAAGGCATTTTTACCTTGTGATATGATAGAACTTGCAACGTGACACATGAACAAACTTTTCCCAGTACCAGTACCCGCTAGAATGACATTTAAACTTTTCTTACTAAAACCACCCTTTGTGATTTGATTGAAGTAATCAAGGTCGATGGGTAATTTCTCTTCGGTTCTATGATAAAATTCGTAACGTTCATCTACATCAGTGAAATAATCATGACCAATGTTTTGATCAAATCCGACTGACAAAGCATCTTGTAACAATTCTGGTAATGCATTTTTGGTTAACTCCTGATCTTTACCTTCAATGATAGAAATAGATTTCATGATAGCAAGATAGATTGCTCTATCCTGACACCATTTTTCTGTATGATCTAGTAACCAATCTATATCAGTTACTTCTTCTTTTCTTGATACTTCTGAAACTATTGTTATAACTTCATGGTACTGTGAATCCGATAGATTAGCACTATCTAATTCAATAGATAATGCTTCTCCGGAGGGCAGTTTATTGTACTTAGAAACAAAGTTTAGAATCTCTTGAAAGATAATGCCGTGATTTCCTTCAAAGTATTCCTTCTTTAAGAATGGGATAACCTTACGAGTAAAGTTATCATTATTAATCAGATTCCGTAAAATTATTGTCTGGATCTCTGTGTTCATGTTTTGTATCACCTATTTTATAATTTCCGTCAGTAAAAGCACTATCTAATACAAAACTTAATATGTCACCCACATAATTATTAAAATCTATATCGGATTCAAGATCCACAGTATCTAAACCGGATGGAACATAGTTAATAGCATATTCAAACTTTAAAGTTGCTTTGGCATCTTTATCCAAAGGTTCTGTAAAAGAAATAGCACCATAACTTAATACTACACCGGTGTATTGACCAGATAGAAGTTTAAATGAATCATATTCAGCATCTTCAATGTAAGATATTTGTTCAAAATCATATTCTGTAATATTATTATTATACATCATTTTCCTCCGTTTGTAAAGCAGTAATATCAATATCACCTAAAATAGATTTATAACCAATAGTGAAATGACTCTTAACGAATGCAGAGAAATCCGTTTCTTCTAATATAGATTTCCAGAAACCTTCGTTCATTGTATCTTTTTCTCTTACCTTCGGATCAAGCAACTCTCCAGTAGATTTATCAACTTTACAATACCAACCATTGGAAGGCTTACCAACATAATTGCCAGCCAGAGCAATATCAAGCAACCCAGAGTAACGCTGTATACCGCCTTCCCAAGAAACTGTAATAGGAATTTTTGACTTCTCTTTAACATATCGTGATTTCTCTACGTTGATTATGAAATGATACCCTTGTATTTCTGTGCCTTTCTTATCTTGTTGTCTACCAATAATCCATACGTTATCCGCACTGTACATTACACCTGTACCACCTGATACAACTGGTTTTGAATACATTTCAAGAGTTTGATATGTATGATTCACGGCAATCATTGGAATATCTTTCATTGTCAGATAAGGAGTTGACATACGAAATAGACCTTTCAATGCTTTTGCTCTTGACATATCAGCGACTGCTTTTTCATTTAAGGCATCATCAAGTTCTTTCTTAGATGCTAAGTTACCAAGTGAATCAATTACAACAACAACTTTATCTTCTCTTGTAATCATTTCTAACTGATTGATTAGATCAAACTTCAACTCTTCTACGTTAGTAATGGGTGTATGTAAAACTCTTGAAGTATCAATATCGAATGATTGAAAATATGATTGTGGTGAACCAAACTCTGAATCATAGAACAACATAACAGCATCAGGGTATTTCTTTAGATAAGCAGATGCCATTACTAACCCAAAACTTGTTTTGAAATGTTTAGATGGTCCTGCTAATACCGTTAATCCTGGAGTCAAACCACCTTCAAGTGACCCAGATAATGCAACGTTGATCATTGGTACATCAGTTGGAATCATATCCTTATCAGTAAATAACTTTGATTTTGATAATACTTCTGTAGATTTTAGTTTAGAATTCTTTTTTAGTTTGTCCATGATAGACATACACTTCACCTCTTTATTTAATTAATAATAAGATTTATTATAACACACTTTCGATTAAAAATCAACAGTTTTATAATTCACTCCTGCCTCATCAAACATACGTTTAGACCAAGACCATTCTTCATCCCAATTAGTAGGAGTATCCTTATATAACATAACAACATTCTTTATGCCTACTTGAATAACACCTTTAGCACAACTAGAACAAACAGGTAATCCATAAACATATAAAGTAGCACCATCCAAAGATGTTCCAGTAAAAGATGCATTGAATATACAATTCATTTCTGCATGAACCACCATTTTATATTTAACTTCTCGGTTATCATAGTTCTCTGGGTTATCATTAACTCCTCTCGGAAATCCATTATATCCCTGAGCAAGAACTTGACCTTTAGATCCAATCACAACCGCACCGATTTGTTTAGACGGATCTTTGCTCCAAGTAGAAACCTCTTTTGCTAATTTAATATATCGTTTATCCCATTTCATTCATTCACCTTTTACATATTTTTATAAATAAATTCTATTGCACCTTCTGCTTCTTTATTAAGTGGTCTATTACCATACCATCCACCAGTTTCCACATCTAATTCTTTACATAATTCTGCAATTTCCATTGCTGTTATTGGATACTTCTGTTTCACTGCATTACCCGCAGTTGATACCATAATCTGATACATTTTATGATACCACCCAGTAGAACTAATTGTCCTATATTCAGCAACTAATTTCTTATTGATAAATGGACAATTTCTATATGAATTCCATGATATAGTTCTATTATCCATTTGATCCTTTCTATGTTGTAAAATCATCTCCTGCATACTACTTGGCAATCTATCAAAGAAGTTATTACCCTTTGGTACAAGTGTAGGATGTTTATCTATTAAAGCATAAGGATCAATATACTGACCAACATTAGTAAATATAAAGTTATTAGCATTTTTATAATCAGCAGGTACATAATACATTCTAGACAGATCTTTAGTTTGTCTATCTCCAATAGATTCCAATTCACTATTCAATGCATACCAAAATGCTTTTATCTTTGATGCTTCTACATGACATTTCAAAGGGAATATCAATCTAAACTTTGGAAACTCCTTTGTAGATGATGCTGTAGAATAACACACATAATACCAATCACCATACTTTTTTGCTAAGGTTTCTTTTAGATCACCTTCAATTTGATGATCATCAACATCTACTGCTGCCCAACCACACCAAGATATAACAGAATCATTCTTTCTGGTTGTATCTTTTTTAAATGAAGCAGGTGAAATCAATGGTGCATTTCTTTTACCTACTCTAGGGATATTTGATAACTTATATAAGAACTTCTCGAACTCTGGGAAGTCAGAGAAGTTCATTACCTTGTCAGTTTTGTTGTCGAAAATTGATTTAAATAAAGTTAGGGATAATGCCATGATTTCCTTCATGTGTGGGTGAAACCCAATTTTCAGGTTTGACCATATCAGGTAAATTTAATGGGTTGTATCTTGTAGGATTGACACCAGGAAGTTTAGTCATATTAGCATTATATACTTTATCCCATGCTACATTAGCATCAACACCCATAGTATCTAAAGTAACAAATGCAAACACCAAAGTATCAATAAGAGCATCAACAACTTCTTCAGCATCTCTAGTATTGATTGCTGTGTATAGTTCATCAACTTCTTCTTGAATTTGTGTTTGTCTAAACTTTAAATATTCATTCATAATTGATTTGAAGTGTGTAGGATCACCTGCCATTTTATCAGCAACCCATGTATCCACACCAAACTTCTTATGCATATCTTTAATATCTTGAACCAAATCTTTACTCATTACCACTCTCCACTCTAGTCATACCCAATAAGACACGAGCATCATCTCGTATCTCTGCTGTTACTGCTAAACCATACATATCAGGGTTTAATAGATTTCTTAAAAATCTTTCAACTTGTTCATCCAACATAATATCCTCCACTCTCAAAACATTAACTTTAAGTTAAATCTAAGTATAATCCCAGATAGAACAAACCAAATGAACATAAGTTCATGCTCAAATGTTATTTCTATTTTACCATTGATTCCCATTTTAATCAACATAAATCTACATAATATAGTCCATAAACTAGACCACCGATGCCAACTAATACCATTACACCATTAGTTACTATCATTGCGGGTTCTTTCCATCTGATAGAAACAATTAACCATAAGATACCACCACACACCAAGATAAGCGGACCAAGTGGATAATAACCCATAGAATTGAATGCTGTACCAATAACCAAAATTACTGTAGCACACCATTTCAGATAAAAATTCAAATCATACATAACAAACTCCTTTACTCAATTTATACTTAATTATACTATAAGATGACCTTGTTGTCAACTCTTTTTATTATTATAACACACACACATATATATCTTTATCAAGATTCTGCCTTATAAATAGGTATTAGACCCAGATTGGGAAATAACTATGGAGAATATAATATGAGTAAAAAACGACTAATGACTTTTGAATATGACAATATGCCAATCATGAGTCCTGTGATTATAGACACAAAGGGTCACGGATTAATTAGAGCACTTTTGTGTTGGGTAATCACATCAAGAAAGTGGAAGATAGAAGATGATTGGTTATATTATATTGATGGTGTGCAACATGTAGTAGAATCAGGATTTGTGTTTGATGGTGCTTCTGTCCCTAAGTATTTTAGAAGTTGGTTATCTCCTATGGGTATTCTACTCATTCCTGGATTAGTGCATGACTGGGGTTATTACTATGCTAGTTTAACTGTTGTAGGTGTTGATAGTGAACCTAATGTTAATGTAGACAAGACTCAAAAAGAAATGGATATTATATTCAGGGACATTGCAATTCAAGTAAATGGGTTTCGTTACATCAACAAGGTTGCATATTATGTGCTAAGATTATGTGGTTTCTTTGCATGGAATGGTCATCGTAGAAGAGAAAAGAAAGAGTTAGATCAGGAATCATAGATCCATATATAACTCATAAAATGGAATAATTAAATGGCACATAAAGTATTACAAGAAGATTCAACATATAATCAGTTTGATGGTGATGGTGATGGGATTATAAGTGATGAAGAAATGTCAAGAGCTGCGTTAATGAAGAAGATTGAGAATGAAGATAAGAAACAAGATGCTCAAAGAAATATGGCATGGTTTGCTTTGTTTGGAATGTTGTTATATCCGTTTGCGGTTGTTCTTGCTGACTTTGTTAACTTGAAGTCAGCAAGTAAGACATTAGGTGATATGGCACCAACATATTTTGTATCAGTTGCTGCTATTGTTATGGCATTCTATGGTACACAAGCATTTATATCTAAGAAGTAACTAAAATACTTTACTTTTTATGGTGTTATGCCTGAAAAGTAAAGTATTCCATCTACCAAGTAATCCTTGGTAGATGCTAGTAATCATATGTTTGTGACATTAACATTTTGTTATTTTCATATCCAACCCTCTTGTTCGATGTCGAACCAGTAGCAGCCAAAAGATTCATCGACTGTCTCCATATTCATTAGTCGTTCTGCTTGTTCCTCAGTTATGTTGATGTTTGTCTTTTGTAGCAACACCTCTTTAGTCGGCATCTTTGACCAGATTCCTATGACAACATTAGTGCGGTCATAATTATCGTCTTCGGTATATAAGCAGTAAAGGTTCATAATATATTTCTCTAATTTCTCAAAAGTATGACTCATTATCCCATGTATCGACTTCCATGTCAACACTTATTTTAAATTAATCCCACAATGAAGAGTAATATTTACCGAACAACCTAAATCCGTTTTGGATTCTATCCTTGTATTTGTTGATTCCATCCCAATCATACTCCAAGGTGTGTTTGGGTCCATGATCTAATATTTTAAGCGTAGAACCATCATACGTTTCATCAGTATCAACCCAAACATAGTCAGCGACACCAGTTGTAAATTGCCCCATCCAATCATCTTCATCTAGTTTAGATCCAAAAGCAAATATCATTTCATCAAGACACCATTCCCACCGTTCAAAGAAGAACTCATCGGTATCCCATGCATCATTACACCTAGGAGCATTCATAGATTTCAATCTATCAGGAACGTCACACTCATCAACTGCCGGTGCTCCATGATGGTTATCTTTGAGTTTAACCAACATAGGATAAATAATCTTTGCTAACGTATAATCAGCAGACCACACATCATGATCATCTATCTTGATATATTCTATTTCAGGATGAATGAAATCTAACACAGATTTTAACCCATTACAAGTTGCTGTTAAGATTTTTGGTGGTTCATCCTCGAATGCATCATAATCCTTTCTCCAGAAGAAGAACTTCTCCTTTATTGTATAAGGAGAAATCCAATGATTTCTAGGTTTCCCCATAAATACTTTCATTCTTCTTTCCTCAGTGTAAACGATCCGTCATTATTATCTGTCCAAACTATTGAATCCCCCTCAACCAATTTTAATTCCTTTACTATAGCATATGGGAGATTAAACTTCAAATCCATATACTCACTAATTTCATAAACTTCAGTTGTGTATGTTTTCATAATATATCCTCTATTTTCACTACCTTAACTATACCACTAGACATCAATTCCTCCAAAACACCTGAGATATTGAAACGAATAATTTCACTACCCTTTCCAACTTTATAGACAGAACCAGAGTACCCGTGAATTTCATAATGGTGTTCAGTTGTGACAATTCTTTCAATACCAGAATTCAATCTCCAAGTATCACCGTCAAGATATCCACCACTCCATCCAGCAAGAACTTTATGGAAGGTATTGCCTTCATGTTCAACTTCTAAGATTATCCAGTTATCTGGTTCATATAAACTTCTCATTCCTTAATCGCCTCCGTGAATAGGGCATTCACCATTCATAATAAAATATCCGGTCCCAACACGCTCATTATTATCCATAGTTGGACATTCACAATGTGGTGCTATAAACCAGTAAGACATCCATTTAGTACATTGTTCATCAAACTGTTCATCAGAATCAAAGTCTGATCTTTTGATAAACTTCCATTGCAATTGCATTTCAACTTCTATGGCACTAATCTCCTTTGCAAACTCTATCAAAGCAGACACACCATCCTCTGTTAATGGGTCACATTCTTGCATATCATTAAACACTTGTGACATATCAATGTACAACTCGGATAATGTTTCAAATTCATCAGAGGACAATCCTTGTGTCTCTGCTAATGCTAGTGATGGTTTGAAATTGTATTTTTTATTGCTCATGTTTAACCGCCTTGATGTGATGTAGGAGATGCTTGAGGGTTTCTTGGAATAGATCCGCACCACTCAGAACCATCATAGCATATGGGGAAATAAACAAACCAAGTTGTCCATGTAGTAAAGGGTTGTCCTTCCTCCCCACCAAAACCATTATCAAACTCTACATCCAATTCTTTCTCGGTCAAAGTTGAAATATAGTTACCATTGATGTCATCATCTTTATTCTGTAACATTGCACTATTAATTAGTTTTCGCCATGTTGTCATAATTATATCCTGTTCAGTTTATTCTACACATAACTCTTCACCCAGTCTACAGATGCTACCTTTACAATAGTGGGGTAATCTTTAAGGTAGAATCCTGTACCCGCTGATAATGAATTGAAATCTATTAACTTCTTATGTGGATGGTCAACATTATCCCATTCATCAAATAATCTCTTACATAAGGTATCATATTCAATATCATCTAAAGGTGACTCTAAGTGTGAATTATCTACATAATATATATAAGAACTCATCAAATAATAAGAAACTAGTTGATTTGATGATAGTCGATTTATATTTGTCATATCATAGTTCCTGTATTTCTCAATTAAGTAAGACTAATTATACCTTAACTAGTCTTAGATGTCAACACTTTTATTGTATAAAATTTAATGTATCATCAACTTCTTTGGTTAATACATAAGTGTTATCAATACGCACCTTTGCTATGTCGAAGTAGGTTTCGTCCATCTCTATTCCTATGAAACTGCGACACTTATTTTAAAAGAAGTCATCAAGTGATACTCTAGATTCTACACTCCAACCAACAGCATCTAATATTGGTAAAATAGGAGCAAGAAAGGTTTTCTCAAATTGTAGTTCATAGTCTATATACTTCTCCAGTCCAAGTTCTGGTGGTAAATAATCAGGAAATGCTATAACATTTTCCTTAATAGGATTAGGCATTTTCATATAACAGAACTTAATTTTTTCACCATTACCAATCAAAGGATATTTAGATTTTAAACCTTTAGCGATAACATGATGATTATAAAGAACCGATCCTCTTACATGAATTGGTGTTCCTTTCTTATAGATAACTTCAGAATCTTTCCATTTAGTAATATCCGATACACCTCTAGGAAATGATATCTCTTCTGGTTTGAATGTTAAAAATTGATTCTTAAACTTTGCTATGGTGCTCTGAGTATTCTCTTCTGACCCTGTGATAATAACTTTAAACAGATCTTTTAGAGCAGTTCTACATACTGCTGGTGTAGAAGATTTGATTGCTTCAATACCCATAATCTTTAACTTAGGTTCTTTATATTGCACACCTTCATTATTATGGACATTCAATATATACCTTTTCTTTGCTGTCCAGATACCACGATCAGCAATTGCTTCTCTTGACATTTCCATTCTAGGTACAAGACAATTGAACTTCTCAAATAATCCAGCATAAGTTCTTTGCAACATAGGTTCAAACTGATCTCTACAGATTTTATCAATTGCTCCTACTGGATTGTTATCACCCACATATTTCTTCACCAAAGGTGCAAAGTTTACATAGACAGAATCTGTGTCAATAGCAATAACATAATCAACATCTTTAGTGCCAACTATCTTATTCATAAAAGCATTAACAGCTCTTTCAGCCAATCGAATAACCATTTGACCTGTTAACGTAATCCCTTCAGCAATTCTTAGATCATAATACTTGAAATATCTATTACCGATAGCACCATAAAGAGAGTTCATAAGAATCTTAATTGCCATCTGTTGATTCTCATAGATAGAGATATCACGTTCAACACGATACAATTCCTTTTTATTATCTTTGGGTATTGTTTCCTTTTCTTGTTGAGATGCTAACATCTTTTTCTTGATCAACTTTCGTTCAGCATAATATTCTATAATGATTTTAGGTAGAATGCCTTGTTTATCTTTACGAAAATATACACCATTAGTTGCTAGAGTATAATCTGGATTTGTATTATAAGCACCATCAAGACACATATCAGGTGTTAAATCTCTTCTATCATTATCAACAATAGTTTCGGGTGACATATTCCATTGTGCAATAATGTTTGGATAGAGTGAGTTTAAATCGAATGATACAACCCATTCATGTAATCCAACCATTGGCGATTTAACATAACCACCTGGATAATCCTTCTTGATATTATCTTTAGTCGGTTGAGATATAATACCTTTCTTAGAGATGTCACGATATATAATGGATTCCCAGATTCCAGTGGTACCTAAGATATCAATGTAATTTACACCACCACGATATGCCATAGTAAATGCAAGGGTAATTAATCCCAACTTATCTTCAAGTCTATCCACAAGTTCTACATCTTTAATGTTATATTCAATGAACCTTTGATAGTTATTGAGATATAACCCTTGTAGATTTGTGAATTCATCAAAAGAGATTTTACGATCTCCAAGTACTGTATGTGCAATATGATCTAACTTATAGGACTCTTGAGCACCATAGGAATATCCAAGTTTCTTAAATAAATCAAGATAATCTAATTGACTAACACCAGTCAAATCAAAATATTGGGTTTCTTTGTTCATCTTTGTTACTGTACGAGGCGAAACTAAACCCCAAGGGGATAACTTCTTAACATAAGATTCATCTAATATACGAAATATTCTATTAACAAGGTAAGGTATATCAAAGAACTTAGAATTCCATCCTGTAATCACATCAGGACAATTATCAGGTAATGCCCAATGTGTTAAGAATTTACTTAATAAATCTCTTTCATCATTACAGTTCACATAGACTACTTTGTTTTCACAATTAGATGAATCAAATTCCCCCACACCCCAAGTATAATATATGTTATCAATATTGTTCTTTAGAGTAATTGCCGTGACAGGATATAAAGCATCTTCTGGTTTAGGGAAACCTTCATCAGAATAAACCTCAATATCAATAGTAGATACATTAATCATATCTCTATTATATTCTATATCATCTGGAAATTTATCTTGAATAAACTGAGAAATAAAGTTAGAGTTACCATAAAGAGTATTATCAGCACCAGAAACACCATCCCACCGATCTTTATAATCTTTGACTTCTCTCATGGAATGGAATTGTATAGGCATAACCTTTGTACCATCAAATGCAACAGCAGTACCATCAGGATCTTTTTGATACATTACCGGAGCAAACTTTATTCTGTCTTGAAATTTATAACCGTCTTTGTATCCACGATAGAGTAGTTGATTGCCGTAACGACTGACATTGGTATAGAAAGTATTCTGCATTGATTCCTCACTTGTTCATAATATAGGTATTATAACATACATTTTATTGTATGTCAACAGGTGTACAAAAGGAATGTACACCGTTTTACATTAGTTCTTTACACAATAATACTTGGAGTTGGTGCATAGATTTTAGAGAAGAGTGATTTATATTTTTCGACTAATCCCTCAACTGCTGTTGTGACAAATAGAACATGCTCTTTTTTGATTTCCGTGTCATCATTTTCAATGGTGGAATAGGGCATGAATGCCATTAAACCAATTCCATTTTCTGATGGAACAATAAGCATAGGTTCTTTAATTATCCATCCAGTGTCTGTTTCAGTTGCTTCACAAAGGATTTCTTCGTGACTTAGTAATCTTAGTATTTTTATCATAATTTAATTTTAAAGGTTAATTCATAAAAAAAGGGAAGATTGCTCTTCCCTTCGAGGTAGTATTTTATCTATCTATAAATTGGTTTTATTTAGATTCGGTTAAGAACTGTGCTTTACCAATAGGGATAGATTTGGGTTGCATTTCTTCAGGAACAATAACATCTAAGGTAATAATTAAAATACCATCAATAATATCAGCCTCCGATACTTCAACATAGTCGGAAAGTCTGAATTTCTTATTAAATTTCTTAGTAGAGATACCTCGGTGGATATATTCAAACGATTCATCATTTGATTTATCTGAATCGCCAGAGATAGTGAGGGTACGATCTTCAACAGATATAGACAGTTCGTCTTGATTAAATCCTGCAACAGCAAGTTCAATCTTATATTTTGTTTCAGATATCTTTTTAAGATTATGTGGTGGGTAATGATTTTCGGAACTTCTTGTAATTGCTTGCATATCTGATAAAAGACTATCCAAACCAACAAAAGATGAACGTGGGAACATTGTGTTTAATTGTGTCATAAAATGACCTCCTAGTATTAAGCAAGGGTTATAGTAAAATGAATCCAGACAATCTGCGATTCAAGTTTATTTATATCAGATTAATTTCTTAGTAAAATATCAACTATTATCGATCCAACAGTATCATGATAATGTGGGTTATGTCGTCTATGATAATTTCTATGATAATTTCCATTATAATTATACCTCACAACATGTCTATGATTATGATGATTATTATGTTGCTTTCGTATCAAATATTCATTCCAATTTTTATTAACCATATATTGACTTTCAGTGTAATGTTCATGGTGTGCTAGAACATTAGTAGAAAATATCAACATAAGTATTGTAAGTGTTTTCATCATATAGCCTCCAAATAAATTCTATTACAAGTTAAATCAAACATACTTCGAGTTTTCATGACCCATTTACTGGCATCATGGCCGTTACAAAAGTATGCCTGACAAACCCCATTAATAAAAACTTTATATCTAAATTTCATCATGATTAACAAGAAAATGAAAAGGATGATATTGTATTCAATTTATATCCTCGTTCTTTAAGATATGTAACACATTTACGTTTTGCATTTTTTAAAGTATAATCAGAGAAGTATACCTTCTCATCTTCTGGAAGGTATACTTTAAACGTTATTACACCGTTCTCATCAATCTTTTCTGCATTTACTAATTTCATAATATATTTCCTGTATTTCTCAAAAGTAAGACTAATTATACCTTATCTAGTGCTAGATGTCAACACTTATTTTTAGAATATTTTTAAAAATTGTCACTATCCAAGTAATAATTGATATCGAAGAAAGTAGTAGTAGTAAATATTTAAACATTTCAGTTTTCTATAGATATTTTCCTAACTCAGATTGTTTTTCAAGTTTTAGTATCTGTTTCCATATTTTAAGTTCTTTAGATTTATCAATTTTAGAAGAAGCAAGATCTTCGTCACTTAACTCTTCTAATGCTGAAATGATACTGAACATACCAGAAGAATCATAATAAGCAGATTTCACAGAACTAAGATCTGGAGTTTTAGCCTCTTTTAGAGTTTTAATTGTTTCTTTGTACAACATTATTGTTCCTTTTTAATTTTTAAAGTAAGATTCATTATAGCATGGTGTTGACTTCCTTGTCAACCTTCATTTTTCAAATAAATGAATTATTTTGAAACACATCCAGCAATAGCAGGACCGAAACCATCACAGTATACTAGAGGCACTTGTCTGAAATATACAGCAGGAGCAGGATCAACTAACTCTAGTGTAATATCCACTAAACCTTGTACACCTATAGCATCAAGGGACTCATCCACTAATACCATCAATGCACAATCATCAAGCAGATATGCTCGGTTAGTGTCAATCTCACTTTCTATCGATGTAAAGTAAACACCCGTTAGACTGTCTACATTGTTGCATCTGTATTCCCAATAATATTGAGACTCAGAGTCTGGACTTACAAAACCCGATCCAGTTGTGTAGTGGTTAACTTTGGTATGGTTAGCACTAGCAGATGCTATTGATAGTGCAAGTAGTAGTGTTACGTGTAATATTTTCATTCTTAATGTTCTCGATTTTAGTTTAAAATTGGACTTTTAGAAGTCCGTTATTATAATATAGATCATATCAGTTGTTAAGGGTTATTTAAATCACACCAAGATTCTTTTTTCTTGCCATAATATTCACGAGCATAACCTTTTTCTAGTAACATCATTCTAAGACTTTTACCATCTAGGAGGATATCACCCAAAACTCGTCCTCCATATTTATCCCATTTTATAATAGCGACTCGTTGAACTTTACTTTCTTTGATCATTTTTTTAGTGAAGTTGCTTGCTTCTTCACCATGCCGTGCTTCGGTTTCGCATTCTGCTCTCCAACTCTTTTCAGGAGTATCAACACCAAACACTCGAATCGATAATTCTTGTTTCAATGGTGCGGGTAGAAAGTTTGCTTCAAATGCAACAGTATCTCCATCAATTACTCTTGTGATTTTGTAGTCATATATAGCAGCAACTTTCTCTTTAGCAAATGCCAAAGGATTTATCACTAGTTTCATAACTATCATTAATCCTAGTAATATTTTTACACTTCTCATACCGTACCCACATTTAAACGATTTTAACCTTTATAAGTCATTGATTACTAACATGAATAATAGTGCTATTTTCACTTAATATTGTTATTGATGCAATGATACCTATTAGTTCTAGTTATAATGCATTTTAAACGATTATAATATATAACATGTTGAAACTATTGTAGTTTTATTACAAAGTAACCCAACCGGTTTCAGTTAAAACCTTAACAGGATCATTAGTTTCTATCCAGACTCTAGCACCACAAGAAAGTGGTTTATCTTTACTATAAACAACTTTCCCATTAATAAAATCTGCTTCATACCCATATATATTATCTTTATATGTTTTACAGGTAATGACAGGATTATTTTGATCCCTGTTATTATTAGATTTTATCACATGTTGGTTGATATGTATTATACGTTTCATAATTAATGAACAGTTCCTATATTATATTTTGGACTTAGTTCCCATTCAGATTTTTCTTTATGTGATATTACTTTGATTTGTCTTAGAGGTGCAACATCAGTAGCAGTGGCAGGGTTTACCATAGAAATCAAACCCCAATCTGATAATAGTGTAGCAACTGTGTTACGTCTTTGTAAATCATTCACGGATAGATTAGATGGTTTAGCATCTAAAATAAACAATTCTTTAAAATGAACAATGAAATATCTACCTTGCTTATGTAAAATATGACAAGACTGATATAAGATTTTATCTCTTCTTGAAGCAACACCAATACGTGTTAAAGTTTCTCTAACTTTCAAAAAATCATCTGGTTCATTCAAAGTGATTTCCAGCATCATCTCTGGAGTCCAATCCTGTACTTCTGTATTATTATTTTCCACCTTTAAATATCCTTAATTTCAATTCATCAATTTGACTATTTGATAGAAGCGGAATAACCTTTCTTGCCTTATCAGCAGAATAACCATAATATTCCATAACAACTTCTAATGCTTCAGATTCAGTTTCCTTTCCCCATTTAGAGAACCTTTTCCGTTTCCTAATTGTATTTAGGAGGAAATCGAACTGAAGTTTATTATCAAGTTTGTGATATTTATTCATTTCATTGGCATAAAGAATGGTATCATTGAAGTACGATAATGAACGATTTATAACAAATGAGTTATATTCCTTTTCAGTTAACGCATCAACGATAAGATTTTTTTTGGTTTTGTTAATAGCCGTTACAAAATCATATGGATTCATATTACTTGAACTCTACAGATGACATGATTTCAGTCATGCAAGCAACCAAATTGATTTCATGATCAGCAACGAATGAATTCTTGTATTGATAATCAGCAATCAATAATACCAGTTGAGGTATAGATTGTGGTTGTATGTATTCCATCATGTTATCGTATAAGTTACGAAAGATTGCTTGAGGTTCTGAATCAATATTATTAACGACCCATTGACGCATTGACTTAAAATCTTTAGTTTTAAGATGTTTCATTAGATCTTTAATATTTGAATCAGATAGATTGACCAGTAATCCTGCATCAATCTTTCCTGTTATAGCATATCTTTGTAGTTCATTTAATACTCTTCTCCAATCAGGAAAATACTTTGTAATAACTTGTGCCACAACTTCGGGTACAAATTCTACATTTTCTTCTTTCAAGATTTGAGTTACCCGTTTGAAGAATTGTCCAGCAAGTTCAGGTTTATCTTTATTGGATATACTAAATTCATATACAGAACATCTTGAATGTAATGGTGCAATGATTTTATTCTTAAAGTTACAAGTTAAGATAAATCTACAGTTATTAGAGAATTCCTCAATGAAACCTCTTAATGCAGGTTGAACAGAATCTGCATTAAGATAATCTGCTTCATCTAGAATTACTACTTTATAACCACCTTGTAAAGAAACAGATGAAGCAAAAGATCTGATCTTGTCACGAACAGTATCAATCTTTCGTCCTTCATCTGATCCATTTATCAAAATGTAGTCTAACCCTAATTCGTTACACAATGCTTTTGCTATAGTCGTTTTACCAACACCAGCAGAACCAGTAAATAACATATTAGGGATTTCACCTGACTTAACGATCTCTTTAAATACTTTCTTAATAGGTTTTGGTAGAATGCAATCTTCTACAGTCCTAGGTCGGTATTTTTCAACATATAAAAACTCATTGCTCATTTTCAAATAACCCCTTTCATTATAAATTAATAGTATACATTATATTGTATATCAAGTCAAGTGTTTCTTTGTTTAGACTAACTCAGTGGCATCTACACGATCTTCTTCTTCTTCAGGTGGACCATCAACACCTTCGGATTCTACTCTTGCTGCTTCAACGAATGCTGAAAACTTATCATATAATGTGCCAACAGCAGTTAATTCGTTGGGTTTAAATGCACCACGTTCAGTAGTGATATTGATAATGGACAACACAGTTTGTAGATCTTGTAATGATAATCCAGCAGGTTGTTGTACTTCTTCTGTCATGCTATACTCCGTAGGTTGAATTCTTTTCTAAGGCAACAAAATATTCCATATCAGAATTTAATGTTTTGAACTTAGAAATAAGTTTTGATGATATTGATACTTCATAATCATCTTGAATGAATTTAAAATTATTTATATTGAAAATTAGTTTACAAGTAACATCGGATACTTCCATATTCTGTACTTCAATATCAAAGGAGTTTGATGTTACATCTTTGGTGTCAGTAACGACAAGTTTAGGGATATCACCTGGTGTACAAGTAAGCACCACATCAGTTACACCTAGAGTAGAACATGCAGTTCGGATATTAGACATATCATCAGCAGTCAATACAAAGGTGACATCAACAGGAGGCATCACAATTTCTTTGGTGGGTGTTGTAAGGATTGATGGACTTGCAAAGAAGTATTTTACTGAACGTCTACCTTCTGATACCCGTACAAATTTCATATCAGGATCAAACACTAGATCTGGATCAGAAAACATATGGATAACACTAAGGAATTCATTTAGGTCATAGATACCAAATTGTGCTTCAATCTCTTGTTCAATCTTAGCAGTTGCCATAATGGTTTTTGCTTCAGACATAGTTTTGATTGTATTGCCTGGATTAAAAACAATGTTCGAATTGATAGAACCAAAGTTCTTTAATACTGCTAATGTTTCTTCTGTAAATTTCATTATATTATTCACCTTATTTAATTATAAAAAACTATTATACTACACTTTTAACTATTTGTCAAGTCATCATCATCATTAAGATCGTGTTGATGAATTGCCATGATAGTATAATGTAAAGTCTTCATCAGATCATCCCGATTTGACCCATTCTTCTTTCCGTATCTTTGGGCATACTTCAATATATTACCAACGAAAAACCCCATCCCATGTCCAGAATCAATAATGAATTCTGATGCTTGGAACTTATTCCTTGAATAATGTTGAGAATATGTAGCATCTATATAGTGCTTAATATCATCAAGGATTTCATCTTCATTATATCTGTAGTTAATCATGCAATTTCCCAATCAGTTCTAAAAATATATTGTTGAAAACTTGGCGTTTTAAGAACTCCACCATCGGACAAACTAACCTTTACTATACCATCCTCCTTAAACCAATGA